TGAGTATCGGCGTCACCAGTTCGCACTTTTCACTGTCCGGTCCCGCAATGCTGACATCCTTCTGGAATTTCCACTCCCTGCCGTCTGCATCCCAGGCTGACCAGGTGCTGTAGCCGTTCCTGGCCGCCGTGTTTTCATATCTTCCTGTGCCGAAGAACTTAGCCGCAATCTTCGCCGCCTTATCCCTTGCAATGTTATTCATCTCAACCTCGACCCCGATGGTCTGCTTTTTCATTTCCTCAACCTGTCTTAAAACCTTATCGTTCATGGTGTGTACCTCCGTTTGATTTTTTCTTTGTTTTCCCCTTTCGGTGTACACATATTAGCGTCTGTCCCCGGATATAGCAATACGATTACTACACAATCATTTCCGCTATATCTTGTGTATATTTGTGACGGATACACCTAAATCCTGCGTATTTCGTCCTCACCGAAGATTACATGGAGATGGCTGCCATTGTCCCACTCAACCATGACCGAAGCCGTGTCATCAACACCCGTTACGGTCCCTTTTGTTCCGGTTGGCGGAGCCTGGCAGTCGTCCATTTTCCGAAGCTCCACCCTTGTGCCGACAGGGTATTTTTTACGCACCTGCTCCACGATTTCCTTACTTGGAAATTTCATCTGTGTCATCCTCCTTTTTTGTGCCGCTTTTAAATGCACTGCTGCCTTTCAGGTTTTTCAGCAGGATTTTTCTGTCCGCCTTGTATTCCTCCCCGATAAACCCCAGGCGGAGCAGGAAGCACCGGAAAGCGTATTTTTCATTGTCCACAGTTTTTTCTGTTGCCGTGATGCGTTTCTGCTCTTTGCTCATTTTGCAGAGGGCAGATATAAAATTAGTGCAAGCTCTCGCCGTATCGCTGTCCGTTTCTGAAAACCAGGGAAAGGAAATTTTCTCCCCATCAACTTCAACTGGCAGCTCATCAATGCCGAATGCCTTTTTAATCAGGCTGCCTTTTGCTTCAAGCAGTTTCTTGAGGTTATCAATATTCGCTGATTCAAGCGGAACCGCCACCGTAAGCCCCACGTTTTCGCCCTGTGGGGCAGTATCCGTTTCTGCCGTATCATTTGCCGCCGTTTCTTTCGGTGCGTCTGTGGCGGCTTCCTGCCCCTCTCCGGCAAAGCCCCTTTCTGCAAGCTGCCCTAACAGATTTTCAATCTCTCCGCTGTCAGCCCTGTCATCAAACTCCACCGTGCCGTTTTTATCAATGCGGAAATGATCCACCTCATAAGCCGCTGTCGGCATTCCGAGATATTTCGGCCGGGCTTCCAAAATCTCGCCCATCGCTGTGACGAGCGCCTTGCGGTCCGCCCCTGTTACATGAAACCCAATCCTCATTGTGAGTACCTCCTTCGTTTTTCGGTACTACATATATCACTCTAAACCGCAGAAATAGCAAGTGTTATTACAGAAAAAATGTCACAATAAAAAGTCCGGGAACTGTGAGTAGTACACAATCCCGGAAAGCACAAAATATGCGTTCCCCAAAAAAACTCCGTTGCCCCACATTTTATACTCGGCACTATCGGAATGCGGATCTTTCAGCCACTTGATAATCTGCTTATCCGACTTTGGCTTTGAGGAAGTCCCCATGATCCTGCGGTGGGTCTCAAAAACTTCTCTCCAAAAAATCAAGTCATCTTCAGTAGGATTTTCTGTCCCCAGATCCGCACACCACCAGTCGGGGAAACCCTGCAGCCTTGCACATTCGGTCGGAGTTAATCTGCGGACAATATAGTGCGGTTCGGTGATTTCTTCCTTTGCCACGCAGGGCGGGTCTTTGTAATCGGTAGCCACCAACGTGTTTGCCAGTTCTTTCTCTGCAATAGTATGATGGGAATTTTTGCTTGTGCAGTAAACAGGCTGTGCCACTGCAGACGGCCCCTGTGCATTGAGCGTAGGATTTACCCCGTCTGTTTTTATCCCAAGATTTCTTGCAAAATTCTGTCCACAGTTAAAAGTTTCACGGTCAATGGCATAGACCACTGCGTGTTTGTCGGTAGCATTTAAAGTAAAAGACACATCTTCGTTTATGCCGCTGCCCTGGGGGCCATTTTCATCTTTTCTTCCAATCATGGAACCCTGCAGGGCAACAACTGCCATCCCGCCCTGGTTGCACGATGGGTTGCCGCCGTTGGCATCAAGCGTTCTTGCCGTCTCAGCCTCATAAAATCCGCTGTGCGGATTATCCGATTTCATGGAGTTGCTGTCTTTGGAACATATCCCGTACACAACCGCCACGCCGCCCTGGTTGGAATCTGGAGCATTGCCGCCAGTGTCAATCGTCCTCGCCGTTTCTGTTTCATAGCAGTTCTGGCGAGCATTTTTTGTTCCCTCGGAAGTAAAACGCACATCATAGCATTTGGGATTTTCCATAACAAGCGGAATGTTCCCGCCACCCGTACCCATGCGTGAAGTCAGCGTCTGGCACATATTATCTTCAGACAGCCTCACCCGACTGTCGGCAGGATGGTTTTCCAAAGCTACCGCAGCAGGGACAGTGCCGGCTCTTAAGGTCGGTGCGGTTTCTTCTTCATAACCGATACCCCTCGCTTTTGCCGAATGCTCCGTGCAAAAGCCTGCCGATTCCATGACGCAGGGCGGGTGGTGGGATTCAGCTCTCAATGTGCAGGTCACATCTTCCGTTACATCCATTCTGTTTCCACCCTGGTCGTTCAGACACAGCCTGCCTGCCGTTCCAGCGCCTTCTTTAAGATTGGCGGCAGCTCCTTGCCACGATTTGAAGCCCTGCGGAGTATACCCAGACACGCCTTCTGACTCAAATAATATTTTTCCGGCACACCCGTCTGCAAAATCTGCGACAAGGTAGATGCGTTTCCTTCTCTGGGGGACTCCCCAAAACTGTGCGTCGAACACCCTCCAGGCGACGGAATAGCCGTCTCCCAGGATTTCCCCTGCATTCTGCCATTTTGCAGATTCAGGGACATACAAACAGGGGTCTTTGATTTTGCAGATCTCTTCGAGGACTGCCCTGAAATCTTTTCCCTTGTTTGACGAGAACGCCCCAGGGACGTTTTCCCACACCACAAATCTTGGATACCTGCCATCTGTCTTACACCTCATTTCTTTAACGATTCTTACCGCCTGGTAGAATAAATTACTGCGTGAGCCGCCAAGCCCCTCACGTTTTCCCGCAATGGACATATCCTGGCAGGGCGAACCGAAAGTGATGATATCAACGGGCGGGAGCTTTGCACCGTCAAGTGTGGAAACATCGCCGTAATGCTCCACCTGCGGCAGCCTTTTTGTTGTCACACGGATAGGGAAAGGCTCAATTTCCGATGCCCATAAAGGGGTGATCCCGGAAATCAAGCCTCCCAGCGGGAATCCGCCGCTGCCGTCAAACAGACTCCCAAGTGTTAAATTCTTATTCTCCATCCGCACCGACCTCCAGCTCATCAAACTTTATGTTCTGGCCGTCACGGACAACATACACATCATCTGTTTTTCCGTCTTTTAGCTGGATATACCTCCTGACCGCAACATCAACAAACTTAGGTTCCAGCTCTACGCCATAACAGATACGGTCCAGCTGTTCGCAGGCAACGAGTGTTGATGCAGAGCCAAGAAATCCATCAAGGACCAGACCGTTAGTCTGCGTACACTGCTTAACAAGATAAGCAATCAGCGGCACAGGTTTGCTTGACGGATGGCCACAGCCGTCCTCCCTGCTGTTCTTGATCCTGTCAAACTCAAATACAGTTTTCTGCTTCTGGTCGCCATACCAGATGTGCCTGCCATCTTTTCTCCAACCCCAGATAATCGGCTCGTGGATATATTTCCAATCGGTTCTTGTAAGCACAAGCCTGTCTTTTTTCCAGACAAGGCCTGCACCGACTTTAAAACCTGCATCTTCATATGCGTCATGAAATACACGGGCCTTTGCCGTAGCATAAAACACATAAATAGATGCGTCTTTCGCCATAGCGGCATGGAACTGTTCAAATGCTGATTTCAGAAATTTATATCCGTCCTCATCATTCAAATCATCATTTTTGATTTTTCCTGATGTGCTTTCAAGATTCACAAGGTATGGGGGATCAGTACAGACAAGGTTGACTTTTGTATCACCAAGCAGCCTTTCATAAGTCCCTGCTTTCGTGCTGTCGCCACAGATAACTTTGTGTTTTCCGAGAACCCATATATCTCCATCACGGGTGACGGGCGGCTTTTCCAGTTCTGCATCTACATCGAAGCCATCCTCTTTCACTCCGCTGTCAGTTTCAAACAAATCTGCTATCTCACTCTCATCAAATCCCGTCAGGCCGACATCAAAGGACTCCGCCTGCAGAGCCTCAATCTCAACCCTCAGAAGTTCTTCATCCCACCCGGCGTCCATTGCCATGCGGTTGTCGGCTAAAATATATGCTTTCTTCTGGGCTTCAGTAAGATAATCCGCAAACACACACGGCACTTCCGAAATTCCCTCCGCTTTTGCCGCCTCAATCCTGCCGTGGCCGGCTATGACATTGAAGTCACGGTCAATAATGACAGGATTGATAAAGCCGAACTCACGCAGGGATGAGCGGAGTTTATTTATCTGTTCAGCCGAATGCGTCCTCGCATTGTTCACATACGGTATCAGTTTCTCCGTAGATATGAGCTGCATTTCCGTTGTCGTTTTCATTATCCGCATCTCCTTTTCAAAACTTTATACAGACCTTTCCTTGCATCACAAACACTGCCTTTCAATGCCTGGCCTTTTATGGTCCTATATTGCTGTGCCGTTAAATTCTTACGGTTGGATTTCAGCGTCTTCATAAATTCTGTAAGTTCTGTTTTCATATCAGTTTCCTTTCCTCGCCCTCAAGAGCCGCTCCATCACATCATCCTGCGGTGTGTTCCCTGAAAACTCCACCGAGCAGTTCTCCTTGACAATCTGGTATATCTGCATCCAGCAGTAATTGGTCTGTTTCATGTAGGACTGGCTCATGGCGACATACGGGGAAGCGATAGCCGCCCCTGTGGTCGGGTGTTTTGCAAGAAACCCCGTAGAGGAAACGATCTCCTCACACTGAATCCAGCGGGACACGCTCATGGCATACTGCTCCACCATCTGGACGGTGACCAGCCTGTCACAGTTCCTTGCTTTCAGCCAGTTATACGTTTCACGGTAGACTTCCTCCGCCACCAGCTCACGGCCGCTTTTCTGCGGCGATTTCAAAAAATCTTTCACTGGCGGCACATCCACGCCTTCCAGTTCCGCAGGCTCCATCAGGACTTCCGCAGAGCGCCCCTCGCTGATTTTTTCCGTGAGTGCCTTTGGCTTCCTGCCTGCGCCCGGCCTTGCACCGCCGCGGTTACTGCCGTCCTTTGCCATTGTTTCCACCCCCGTTTCTTTGATTTCCTTTGAAAAAATGCTGCGGAAATCAAACGCCGCAGCATACGAAAACCATATTGAATACTGGAAAATCCAACAGGTTAATACCCCGTTTGATTTCCGCTTTTTATGCGTGTGACCCCGGCACCGTTGCCCGGCGGCTTCCATTTTAGGGATTCAGACCGCCCCTGGGGTCAGTGCCACCTGTCACCGCGCTCTGCATGAATCCTTGAATGGCAGGATTTACAAAGGGAAATTAAATTGCCCCTGTCATGCGTCCCGCCTTCGGACAAAGGTTTCTTATGGTGTACTTCTTCTACAGG